AACAATGTTCTTTCTGTTTATCACAGCTAACTTTGATGTGATGAACATTACGATTTACTTCAGTTATTATTTTCATAGTATAATTTTACCTCTCCCTGCCGTCTACGTGTCAAACCCCTTAACTCCATTAACTTACCGCCTACACGTGCCTTATTCCATTTCATAAATTCATCTGCGATTGTAGGATCATTTGGATTTAACTTAACTTTTTTTCTACATCTATTTCTGAAATGTAGATACTGATTTGGATTTTTTTAAGATGTTTCGGGATTGGCTTACGCCCTCTGTTTTCTGATTTCATTATATTTTTTTGAGTTTGAAAATATTGGTATCTATTTTTTCGTATTGCAAACTAATCTTTACGGCATCGTTTGGTTTGTTTGGCAATCTATAATTAAAAAACTTAAATAATTCATTTACTAAGGCATTGTTAGAGATGGAATAATTTGATAAAACGTGATATCCATTTTCTTTAGTTCCTTCCATAATAATTAAACTATCACCATCTATACCTATCTTAACATATTTCCAGGCTAATTTTTCATTTTTATAGAGGTGATACAAATTTAATTCAGTTTGATTTGTTTTTCTTTTTGTTCCTTTTACATAATACACTACAAAACAATGATTTTGTATTGATTTTGCTCTCTCTCTGTAAACAGGAGTAAAAAATGTGATGTTGTTAAATTTGATGTTTGTTTGCATTTTTTTATTTTTTAAGGTTTGTTAATGTTTGTTTTATTTCTTTACTGAGTTTATATTTTTTTTCTACCTCTGATATTTGACCTCCTCCATTGAGGTATGCAATAACCTTTAAGAATGCCTCTGTGTCCTTGTTAAGCCATTGTCTGTCATCAGTATCAGGTGCTGCTTTGCCATACGTTGCTACATTAGCATCATCATCTTCGTCAATGTTTAGAGATAATACGGATGCTATTGCATATCTGCGTTGGTAGGTAATTGCACTACCTCTGCCCTGAGGATCATCCTTAGCCGGGCGCATTGAATATTCCCCTGCGATATACTCCCCTGATTCGTGCATTAAGATGGTAGTTAACCCATCTGTGCCTGTCGGGAATTGTGAGATAGATAAACCGCATTCAATTAACGGCTCATTGATGGCATCCAGTATATTACTGAGTGATGCGTAGGTAGACTTAAAAAAAGGGTTTTTCGCATCCTTTTTGATGGTGTCGCATTTCACGTGGAATGTCTGCAACGCTTTTGCGATTTCTTTGATTGATTCGCTTTTTTTCATTGTGTGTAGTTTAGATTGTTTCTGAAATAAGGGTTTCTACTTTATTAACTTTTTTACTTTTGAATGATTCAAATAACGCCATAGCTTTGTGCAGTTGCTCTTTTTTTTGTGATTCTGTATATTTATCATCGCCTCCATATACTGACTCTATATAAACATCATCAATATAAATGCGATAATAAACATCATTATTAACTTTGGTTTCTTTGATTAGTTCGATTTTCATTGTGTGTGGTTTTTGTATGTTTCAAAATAGTATTGTTCTGATTTTGTTGTTATTTCTCCTTGTGGTGTCCAGGTGTGATCTGAGTGATAAGGAGATTTTAACCCCTCTCTAAATGCTTGTATTATCTCTTGCTTATGCATTTCAATATACATATCCCAATTAACAACCATTTTAGTCCCTAATTTGAGTTCTGCATCTAAATCTTGTTTTAAAAGTTCTATTGATGTCATAAATTTGATTTTAGAGGTTGTCAGCAAAGCAGCCTAATAAAGCAATCAGGACGCAAATGATGATTAATAAGGTTTCGTTTGTTTTTGTGTTTTGTTGTTTCATTTTTTCGTTTGATTTTATGATAGTTCAAGTGTTTCACGATATACTAATTCCCAATCAATAGGGCCAAATACTGCCTCTATAATTTCATCAGAGGTAAACATATCCGTAACATCAATGCGGCTAAATTCTGTCTGAATTGCAATGCTGATAATATCGTAATCATTGCCGTTACGCCAGTCGACAATAATCGTGGCATCGTAGTTGTTGAATTGTCTTGTTGTGCTTAGTTTCATTTTTTTGTTTTTTGTGTGAAAAAATAAGCAGTTGTAAGGATGCTGCACCCCTGTATTTTTACTAAGATTTCAAAAAATTTAGAGTTCTTGTTATCATTCTTTTTGCCATATGAATATTAGTATTATGGTATCTTAAATTATTAATGTAAAATGTATAATAACCATTTTCAAATGTGATTTCAATTCCTTTGTAAATAATTTTTTCCATTTTGTTTTGTTTTTGTGTGATTGATTATGGATGTAAAATTAAAGGAACTTTTTGAATTACAAAACTTTTTTTCCTTTTTTTTTCAAATATTTTTTAGGACACGCTGAAACCATTGAAAACATTGAGTTATGTAAATAAAAAAAATATCTATAAAATAAATATCCCCCCATAGAAATGGAGGGATTACACACAAAAAACTAAAGCACCTGACATAGAAATATCAGGATTATTTCTAACCTAAACCCTTATTCGTCATCATCTGTTTCAAATATTTCATCGTATAATTCACAGATACAATTATCTAATATCTTCAAACTCTTACGCCGGATCCTTTTAATTCTCTGCTCATCTGATTTGCTCATTATCATCGTGTCGTAATTATCAACTACCGATAACGCAGAACACACGCTCATAATATATTCGTGAGCCGTTACAAAATCTACCTGCAAATCTAATTCATTTTCGTCTAATTCCTGTACAGGATCCTGTACAATCTTATCCTTATTTTGCTCTGATGAAATCATAATTAAGTTTTACGTATTCTTTATTATTTTTCTGAAACCTATCATAGTTTACTTTCAACCACCACGCACCTAATGGCTTTGGCATCTTTCCAGTTTCAATATGCCAACCTCCGTATCCATCCTTATATTCATCTTTATACGTTGGCATCCTTACGTGCCATTGCTCTTTTAATGAAATCCTGCCTGTATCGTGTAACTTTTCCTGCATAAAGCAGATGGTGTATTGTTCGTGAACGTGTCCGCTTATGACTATATCCGCATCAGGTAAATACATTGATTGCCTCGCAGATTGGATAACTCCCTTTGTTATAGGTCCTCCGCCCCCGTGGCCGTGAAAATATTTAATAACTAATGATTGATTACTACCTTTAGCCCTCTCAAATTGCAACCTTACATACCCACCATAGCCTCCCATATAAACAGGATTTGAATTACCTATATTTAACCGCTCAACTAATCTCTCAATTAGATTCGTTTCGTGATTTTTTAATATCGCAGTTTCGTGATTACCTTGACCGATTACCGCTATCTGCTCCCGGTATGGCATCAACCACTCCGCAGCCGTTTCAACCAATGAATCCAAATATTTAGCCGTTTGGTGTTCAGGTCTTACTTTACTTTTATCTGAGCGTTTATCATATTTGCCCTGCATAGCACAAAAAAAATCACCGATAAATAATACCGATGCTCCTTTTTCTTTTGCCTCTTCCAAATGTCGTTTCATCATTTCCCTATCGCAGTCAGGGTTATCCCAGTGATGGTCAGACGATAACAAAAACCAATGCTCTTTCTGTTTATCACAGGAAACTTTGATGTGATGAACATTACGATTTACCTCAGTTATTATTTTCATAGTATAATTTTACCTCTGCCTGCCGTCTGCGTGTCAAACCTCTTAACTCCATTAACTTACCGCCTACACGTGCCTTATTCCATTTCATAAATTCATCTGCGATTGTAGGATCGTTTGGATTTAACTTAACTTTTTTTCTCAGCGTTGATTTATTAAACGCTCCGATTCCTAAATTATAGATAAACGATAACAACGCATCCGCCTGATTCTGATTTACATTTAACCCGATTAATGCGATGGCTTTATTATTCAACTCCCAATGCAACAAAACCTCTGCGCCCTCCCTTGTAATCTTTTCGCCTAACTTTACTTTTCTGCCATCGTTCCACATCGTGCTGCCATATCCGATTGTAGGAACTCCTGCCGGGCAGATGTATGCCTTATCATAAAATCCCTCAAACTCCTTAATCAAATCAACGCATTTTTGAGACGCTTTCATCGCTTAAAGTTTAATAAGATTGATAATAATAGTGCAATCATTAACGCAATAATCCACCACAACGACATAACATAATTTTTATTACGTTTCTTTAATTCCTCATTTGCCTGATTTAACTGATTCTGTAATGACACGTTACGAGCAGAATCAACGATTGTCTTGTAATAAACTATCGGTTTCAACTGAATCTCATACGTTAAATGCTCAATTAAGCCCTTAGCCCTTTTTAACTCTTTTTTGAGCGAATCACAGCCGTTGTAGTATCTTACTATCGTATCTCTTAAAATCCTGTTAATTGGCTCAGATTCTCTCAGGATGTATTTTAACAGCGTATCAGTTTTATATATGTATTCAATCTTATCAGATGAATCAATTTGCAATGTTTCACAAGGAAACCACTCACTAAACTTTTGAGCCGTTAAAGCTTTGTGATATACATACGCTTTATTCATTTGCCTATCTGCTTTTTTTGCAGTATAGCAACTCGATAATAATATAATTAAAATTAAGTAACGCATAATCAAAATGGGAGCGGATTTAACCGCCCCCCTTTTTTTACTTCACATCTTTTTTGAAGAGTTTGCCCTCTGAGTTAGTGAGCAGGTTTTTCATAAGGTACGCAATAGCTGCTGTTAATGCTGTTGTTGCGATAGCAGTCCAGTCAAATGCCAAACTACCTGTTTGTAAAGTGTTGTAAACGATTGTCAAAACTGAGGTCAATACGGCTACTGCCAAACCTTTGATGAAATCGTTAACATTCAAATTCAGAAACGTGCTGTTCATAATTGTCTATTTTTCGAGTTGAGAAATACGATGTTCGTGATCCTTTACATTTTCCTTTAACTGATCCAAATCCTTTGACACAGCAACATCAGACATCAAAATACCCTGCACTATCTTTTCAAATCTGTCTAATCGTTTAATGAATTGATTTGATACAAATCCAATAAGAGCGATTACAATCCCGATTAAAACATTTGTCATCATTGCCGTTGTCATAGGTTGTTATATATTAAAGTTTGAGCGTGAGCAGGTATATCTTCGTCTACTATTTCAAAGTTTTCAGGGTGTTCTACAATAGATGGATGTTGTTCTAATGGTAACGTCCAACCTGTTGTATCTACTATTGTATATGCAATAATCTCTCCAATCTTATTTTCTAAGTTTAATTTTTGTCTTATATGTATCATTGTGCTGTGTATTGGCAATGAATAAAACAGGTTATTATAGTTGATCCTGTAAAGTTTGAAACAAACTCAAATCCATTATTTGATGAATTATTACGCATCAATGAACGTGGAGCGTTTCCTAATGTTCCCGATGTCAATGTTTGAGATGCACCCCAAGTTGAAACATAAATAGGATTAGATGCTGCTGTTAATCCTGTCGGCTCAACAGGCGTTGGTGCATCAGATGGTAATGTCATTACAACCCCTGTTAATCCACTTCCTGCCGTTTGATATACTAATGAAATTGTGATTGTAACTAAATTACCTATCCTTGTCCATCTGTACGTGTGCGTAGTTGTTCCTGATGGTGCTGTTGTTCCTGACCAAGTTATTGTACCTCCATATGTGCCTGATGTGTCCTTAAAATAAATTGATTGAGCATTAGCAGTTTCATAAGTTCCGTTACCCGGTATTGAATATGCAGGTAATGATTTTTGCTGCAAATTGCTCGTATCTGTTGTATTGAATTTTGCGTTAATTCTATTGCTTAAAGAAATCGTATCTGATGCGGATAATTTTGCATTAATACGACTGCTCAAAGATGCCGTATCTGATGGTTTCAAATAACGTGTTCCGATTGCGTTTGTTATTGTTACATCGTGCCAAAGTGAATCCACTCTGCTAAATTGTAACAAAACAGAATCCGCTGGAACTGATGAAATACTTACATCGCTTAATTCCATTAATTCCCATCCGTTTTCTATTTTAATTTCAATGCTGCCGAGTGTTGGGTGCGCTCGTGTTATACTTCCTATCTTACATATGTGGTTAGGTGCTAATGGCTTAGTGGTTGTCAAACCTCCTGCCGTTGTTGGCGATAAAAAAACAACATCGCCATCTGTAAATGATGATGTAGGCAAATTTAACCCTGTAATATTTCCTGCCTGAATTATTATTCCTGATGAATTATCTGCTATATCATCAGCAACAAGTGCAAATGTTTTGTAACTATTATCCTCATTGTTTGCCTGTGCTTTTGCTATCGTTGGCAAATTAGATGAATGCCTGCCGCTGATATAAACAACGCTGCCCTTTGCAATAGTCGCTCCGGTATTATTGTAAACATTAGTAATCAACCTTTTTGCATTTGTTGAATTGTATATTGATGCTATATCGGTTGTTGTAGTTCCTTTGATAACTCTTATTGATGAATCATTTATTGATGTAACAGATTTTACAAATTGATTTGTTGTGTCTGCAATAGTTAAATAATTGCTTAACATAGATGCAGTATCTGTATACTTAACACGCTCATCAATACGATTGCTTAAAGATGTGGTATCTGTTGATCCACCGCCACCGCTTACCTGCGACCAAGCCTGAGTTTTTGGGTTATATTGATAAAATCTATTATTACAGGAATCAAACGCAATAGCTGCTCTGCGTGTTGTAAATTGAACACTCTTTAATGTAGGAACACCGCAAGTTGTAGGTATTTGCAAAGTAGAATCAAATACCATTCTATTCGCCTGATAACCATACTGAGGCATCAACTGATAAACCTGTGCAGATGATTGCAAACAAAATAAAACAAATATTATCGTTATTAATTTTCTCATATCGGGAAATCGCAGTTATTAAATTGTCCAGTTGTAAATATGTTAAATGTCAAAGTTACCCCACTCAAATAATCCTCAAACTTTTCACTAATCGCATCCCATCTAATATTTGAATCTATTGTTATCGTTCTGTCCTGTCTAAGTGCCATTATTATATCATTCGCTAATTGGTGTTGGTCGCTAATAACTTCCTGCTCAAATTCCCCCTCTACACCGCTTTTATCCAAAAACCAAAACTGAACACTATAAACCAAATCACGCCCTGCGTTTATCTGTCCGTTATTGATGTTAAACAAGGCAACAGGGAACTGCGGCATATTAGCGTATCCTATCCACTCCGTTGGAGTTGCAAACCTTGTCGTTTTTATTATCGGATTGCTTGTTAGCAGGTCTGTTATCTTTGTTATTATTTGGTTGTATGTCATTAAATTTCTGCTTTACTTTTTCTATCCATTCTTTTTTGTAACCTTTACTCATAAATTATCTGTATAAAAATGTAAATAGTTCCCCTGCCATCGCAACATCGCCAGTAGGTAAAGTAACAACCCCTCCAACGATTTGCAGATATCCGGTATCTGCTGTTGCTGTTTGTGTGATTCCTTTCGCTAATCCGCCACGTGATGCAAACAATGTAGTGCGACCTGCTAACGCTGACATACTAAATGTAGATTCGCCACCTGTTGCCGTGTAATAAACAATATCAGGAGCAGCATAACCCGATGATGAATTAACGTATTTGCTTGTTTCAGGTATGTAAGCGTTCCCCAAATATATCGGACACGTGTAACCCTTTTCCTCAGGAAAAATAATATCCAATCCGCTGCCATAATTCAAATACTCAAAATAGAGCGTGTAATTTTCCTGCAAATATTTTATTAATCTCGTTTTGTAAAACTCCGCTAAACTCAAATATTTCTGCTCAATCAATTCTAAATCTGCCCTGCTCGGTGGTGCTGATTCCTCTGATGTCTTTTGTAAAAATCCTTTGCTGAATAATTGAAAACCCATTGTCATCGGTAGCATTGACATAGTATACCAAATCAAACAATCGGTAATATAGTCATTAAGCAAAATAACCTCATTTGCATTTAGATTATTAGCAACCACACCCGACTGCAAACGCTGATATAATTTGCTACCTAATGCAGGCTGAATATACATATCACCTGCTACCTTTACCATCGGGAAAATCTGTTTGCCATCAATCTGATTAGATGCGCCAGTTCTTTCCTTAAAAGTTTGCTCCGTAATAAATAGGATATTTTTACTCATCTTTTTTCTTCATTAATTTTGATGTCCAACGATGCCTGCAATATTCTCTGTGTTCACCATTTGGCTGTGTATACCAACCGCCTCTCCTATCCCAAACACTATAACCAACACGCTCAGAAATGCTTTCTATATCGCTCCTGCTCCAAGTCTTACGCTTACTCAACTCTAATAACTTTGCGCAAAATGGTCTGTTTCTGCTATCCTCAGGACCTTCATAACTATAACGAATAACGAGCGTTGTAACTTTGCTTTGCTTACCCGGTAACTCCGATGCAGGTTTCAATACCTTGTAAGTTGGCTCAGCGTTTATTTTTGATGGAACAGATTTGATAATCTCACGCTCAATAAAATCATCTATAATATCAATAACCAAATCTGTGTCCAGTTTCAAAGTTCTTGCGATAACCTGAGGCGTTATATTTTCATCTTTTGTTATCAATGTCAAAACATCTGCCTGCGCCTGTGTCAAATTATCTGCGAAATATTCACGATAACTTTCACGTGCTACCTCAGTATAATTTTTTTTTTCTTCACCGCAGTTTTCAAACTCCAATATCAAACGCTCATCCTCAGTTAGTGAAAACTTTTGCACCTCATCCTCAGTTAACGGATTGTCATCTATTCCCAAAAATGTATCTACATCAGCATCAGAAAATCCAAAGCCATTTTTAAGCATTAGTGTTGCCTGTGCTTTGCTTAGTTTGCCGTTCCCGAACTGCCTAACAATTCGCATCACGTTCTGATATTGTCTGCCTGATAAGTTCCTGATTGCCTCGTTTGCCTTTTGCTCAACTTGCTGAGGTAGTTCACCCGGTAACGCCTGACTGCCATCTGCTGTGATTGCGTTAGATTCTAACGGCTCGCGCCCCATCAATTCCCTGATTTCATTCTGTGTTAAATTAGCAGCCATAATTGCCTCGCTAAATTCAAACTTTAATGGCTCAACAGGTTGCAAATAAAACTCGCCTGCCTCGCCTTTCAAATTTCTAAACTGCGTGAAAATCTCGTTATATTCCATCTGACGCTCCTGAACATAAACATTATTGAAAACCTCGTATGCCTCACGGATTTCGTTTCTACTACCTAACTGCCCCTCAACCTTAACGCCAAACAATGTAGGCGATACGACCTGATGGCATATCATTATTTCGTTGGTAATAAGATTATTTACATTGGTGAAATCCTCTTTTGTAAGCATCGTGTTACCGAGATTCACAATCTCAGCAGCGTTATCTTTGCTCTTGTTAA